CCAGCGTTTAACTAGGTGCCCCCTAACTCCAGATACAGTTGGGAGTACTTCATCATGTCTGCGCTTGGGGTGAGGATCTCGGCAACCTTGGTCATGTCGCCTTGATGGATAGCAGACTCTGCGGCCAGTTGAAGATGTACTGGCACGCCGAACTTCTGGGCAAAGAATCTCCTAGTCTCGGCCGTAGGAGAGAAGTCGGGAATGGCCCTGGTGTCGCGCGGGATCTGATGGTACCCATCCATCACAAACCGTGGAGCAACGCCATCTGTGTACCGGAGTGCGGCCCGGTACAATGCACCAAGAATGGGGCAGTGCGGGGTTTCGTAAACACCGCTGAGCGCCTTCGCTCTAAGCAGTTGTTTCCGAATTAACTCCCTGGCGTACAGGCAGGAGCTGGTCCACGAGAACTTGTGGATCACAGCGAATGGGGATTTGACCAACTGTAAGTCATCACTGAAATACATCTGGCAAAATCCTGCCTCTTGGACGCTTTCATGCCGCTCGATCTTGATTGTGAATCCGAGTTGTTCGTAATGCTTGGCGGTCAATGTTGCATTAGTCACGAACAACCCATCATCGCCTTCAACGAAACCTGACAAAGTCTTGCCCTGTTTCGTACAGATGTACAGCGCTAAAAGGTAGTTGGTCAGGCCATTGCCGAGGCTGGTACAGGTGTCACCTGACATCCGCCTCGCCAATAACTTATACCTCAAACCGGTCCGTGTGGAACAGAAATTCAGGCCTGTAAGTGCGCTTGTTATGAGTGCACTGGCCTCTGGGTGGTTTCTGAAGGCTCTCTCATATATGCAACACTCCACATTAGCCATGAAGTTGGAAACAAAATGGCTTTCGAACGCTGTGAAGTCTGTTGCATATATGTGGCGGCCTGCGGTTTGCAGCGCTGCTAAAGCCCTGGGCCTATCAGGAACAGGCACATGCTTTATGAAGGCAGGGTGCTTGTAAACCTCATTCTCCAACGAACTGAAGAATGGCCCGGACAGCACCTTGAATTGGTCCGAGCGGGAGTTTATCATGCGGACATGTTTGAACTCCTGATAAGCCTCAGTCTTGACGAAAGACTTGACTTTTGCGCACTTAGAGCGTGAAGGCAGCCCACCCCTGAGCTCCTCCCAAGTCGCCCTAAGTTGTCCCTTCCGTTCTTCGTTGTAGGTGGACCTCTCCAACCATTCTTCGAAGGTCATGGGATCGACGGCGGGGATGTTCTTGCGTGCCCAACGCCTCACAAACCGGAAAAAATCGGTGAGGACCTTTTGATCTGGGTTAGGTAGGTCTCTCATCAATCTTCTCCAGACCCCATTCTTGACGGTCAGCGGATCATTGCTGTCTCCGCAAATGGGGGCGAAGCCTGGGATGACAAATCCTGGAAGGGACATGAACATCACACGTCGTGCACGGCGTAGGATCGGTGCGAAAAGTGATGCGCCGTGCTGCATCACTTTGGGGGCCTGGAGCTCGTTGAGAACTTCCCCTACGCGGTGGCCAACCGCGTAGAGTACAGAGGTGCGGCGCCCAGTTCTCAGCGAGCGGCACCAGGCCCAAAATGGGCCCAGTACTGCTGAGAGTGGAGCGCGGCTTTGCAAGCTTGCTCTGTGCCATTTAACAATGGTACAGCCATGGTATCATGGAGTGGGAAGCTTGGGATTCTATTGAGTTTTTGCCGGGCACTCTGGACGCAAGCACTAAAGTGAATGCCATGGGCAAAATCCTCGGACACGCA